AGTCAGTTCAGTTTATCTTCACAGGAAGAACAACAGCCGAGTACCATACACCCGGCAACAGCATACTAGGTAACTCCGATGGAGCACCTCCAGTAGCTGAAAAGACAGTGACTGTTGACGATCTATTGATCTCCAGTGCATTTGTCTATGAGCTAGACGAGACACTAGCACACTACGACTTACGTGGTGAAATCTCAAGAAAGATCGGTTATGCTCTTGCAGAGAAGTATGACAGAAAGATCTTCAGAGCAGTAACTAAAGCTGCTAGACAAGCTTCACCAATCACAAAGACTAACTTTGTAGAGCCCGGTGGAACACAGATTCGTGTAGGTACAACTACAAACGCATCTGATGCTTATAGTTCTACAGCTATCATAAACGCTTTCTACGATGCAGCTGCTGCACTCGATGAGAAAGGAGTATCTGGCGAAGGTAGAGTAGCTGTACTCAACCCAAGACAGTACTACGAACTTATCCAGAACGTAGAAACAAACGGCTTAATCAACCGTAACGAGAGAGGAGATGCAATTCAGTCCGGAAACGGCATCATTGAAATAGCTGGTATCACCATCTACAAGTCAATGAACATCCCATTCTTTGGTAGATTCGGTACTAAGTTTGGTACAGGTTCTGCAACAAACCCCGGTGTAACAGACCCCGGAAACACAGGCAGCTTCACAGAAGTTGTTATGGAAGACGAGACAGCTGGTTCATCTACAACTAAGACTGTTAACTCTTATGGTAACGGTAACTCCGACTTTGAAAACTCATGCGGACTTATCTTCCAGAAAGAAGCTGCTGCTTGCGTAGAAGCAATCGGCCCACAAGTACAGGTAACATCTGGAGACATTTCAGTTGTATACCAAGGTGACGTAATCTTAGGTCGCCTAGCTATGGGTGCAGATGCACTTAACCCTGCTGCTGCTGTTGAGCTATTCGCTGGAACAGCTACAAAGCCCGGTTCTTTCTAATTTATATTTTATACGGGAGCTTCGGCTCCCCTTTTTTCTTATGGCAACCACAACTATTGACCTCGATACCGAACTATCCGCAGTGAACTCTATACTGGGAGCTATCGGACAATCACCATTGACTACTCTTAACTTTGATAATCCAGAAGTAGCAATGATATACAACCTACTCCGTGATGCTAACGTAGACACGCAGGCAGAGGGGTGGCATTTTAACACAGAGAAGCATGTAAAGTTTGCAATAGATGCTAATGGCAAGATAGCTATTGGTAATGATATATTGTCTATGGATTTACATGACAACCAAGCTCGTCGTACACACAATCTTGTACGTCGTAATGGATTTATATACGACAAGCAAGACCATACAGATGTATTCACAGCTGACTTAGATCTTGATGTTGTTAGATTATACAACTTTGAAGACTTACCTATCGTTTTTAGAAGATACATAACATACAGAGCATCTAGAGTTGCTGCTACAAAGTTAGTTGCTAACCCTCAGTTAGTCAAACTACTAGCTCAACAAGAAGCTTTTGCAAGAGCTGCTCTTATGGAGTATGAGTGCAATCAGGGCGACCATAGTATGTTTGGATTTGAAGACGATACTGCATATCAAACCTATCAACCTTGGAGAAACCTTAGAAGATAATGGCAAGTATCACACAAACTATCCCTCAATACTCACTAGGAATGTCAGAACAGCCTGACAACCTAAAGTTTCCCGGTCAGGTAACAGAGGTAACAAATGCAATACCAGACCTGACAAAAGGTTTGTTCAAAAGACCGGGTGCTAAACGCATAGGAACTGACGCATTAGCTAGTGTACAGAGTGGAGGTTCGTGGTTTCATTACTTTCGTGATGAATCAGAAGGATCTTACATTGGACAAGTAGCGTCTGACGGTCAAGTTAGAGTCTGGAGTTGTGAGACAGGTGCTCTACAAACTACCAGCTACACACATGATGGTGTCAATCACCAATCAACAGTACAAAACTATCTAGCAACAAGTGTCCCAGAAAACTTACAATTCCTTACAATTAACGATACCACCTTTGTTAATAGTCGTGATACTACTAATGCTAACACTCTCGTTGGGACAACGGGAACTACAGCTGCTACACCAGATGCTCACTTCGGGTTCATAGAACTGCTACGTACAGAGAATGGTAGACAGTATGGTGTCAATATTAATGCTGGCACAACTGTAACTACGTTATCACGTGCTACTAAAATAAAAATTACAGATCATAACTTTGACGAGAGTGATGGCTCAGGTCACTGCCCCGGTATCGGAACTGAAGTCTATGCTGTAACTGCTAAGTCTAGTTACGGTTCAACGGAAAATATAACACATGTAAAAAATAGTGGTGGTACTACCCTTACATCAGGTAAAACTAATCTAACATTTCGTGTAACTGCATTAGGTCAGCAAGCTGTTAGTCCTAACTACAGTGCTAACACGAGTGGCCCCGGTGGTGATAACTATAGATGTAGTTACAATATAGAAGCTGTTTTACTACATGGTGGTGAAGGCTGGGCTGTTGGTGATGTAGTTCGAGTTGTACCAGAACACGCTGACGAAGCAAGTTCTTCTGATGGGCAAGCTTACGTAGATGTAACTGTAACAGAAGTAGAAAGCACACAAGTAAATGCAACAGTTTCTTCTAATGGTGATGGGCTTATACGACCAGCTCCTACCCCTTTTGACGCTGATACAGCTGTTACTGCTGATACTATTATTGGTGGCATTATAGCTGACTTACCTAGTGGCATCACTGGTAAACATATAGGTACAGGTATATACTTATCTAGCACAAGTGCATTTAGTGTAGAAGTCGTTGAAGATGATCTAATGAGATGTTTTCAATCGTCTGTTAACGATGTACAAAACCTACCCAACCAATGTAAGCATGGATATATTGTAAAGATTGCTAACTCTAGAATGGCAGCAGAAGATGACTACTATCTAAGATTTGATGGAGAGAATAACAGGGATGGTTCTGGTTCATGGTCAGAGTGTGCTAAACCGGGTATAGCTAAAACGCTTACAAATATGCCACTTGTTATCCAACGTACAGCATTTAACAGTGGTACAGGAATAGCTACATTTACCGTTAGACCTTTTACATATGCTGATAGAGAAGTAGGCGATGAACTAACCAACCCATTACCTTCTTTTGTAGGTGCACGTATTAATAAAGTTCTGTTCTTTCGTAACCGATTAGCACTGCTATCAGGTGAGAATGTTATAACATCTAGACCGGGAAGTTTAGGAACTCCCGATTTCTTTGTCGAAACAGCTCTAACTGTATCTGCATCTGATCCTGTAGATATATCTGCTTCGTCTATGTTTCCTTCAGAATTATTTGATGGTATAGAAGTAAACACTGGTTTGGTAGTATTTAGTACAAACCAACAATTCTTACTTGCATCAGATGATACAGTCTTTAACCCTGATACTGCAAAACTGCGTAGTATAGCTACATTTAATTATAACGAAACAATACCTCCGATATCTCTAGGTACAACAATAGCATACGTTGACAACTCTGGTAAGTTTAGCCGATTTAATGAAATGGCAAACATACAGCGTGAGGGTGAACCATCTATCGTAGAGGTAAGTAAAATTGTACCAACATTGTTACCGAAAGACATAGACTTACTGACAAACTCTAGAGAAAACTCTATAATATTATTAGGTAAGACAGGTTCAGATGATGTCTTTGGTTACAAATATTTCCAAATCGCTGACAAGCGACAGCAGGCTGCATGGTTTAAATGGAAGCTTAATAATCCATTGGTATACCATTTTATTATAAATGACGAATACTTCTTTTTAGATAGTGATTACTATTTACAAAGCATCAAGTTAGTGCAGACTGAAAATGACCCTTCAACAAGTATTGATAATGTCGACTTCTTACTTCATGTGGATAATCATACTACTGTTAGCGGTGGCAGCTTTAACTCAGCTACAAACACCACAACCTTCAGTAATGTGGGCTGGCTAAATACAGTCACCTCACCTAACCACGAATTAGTAGTCATTGACGAGGGCGGTACTCCAGCCCCTACTAATGACCAAGGCAGATATGCTAAATGTACAGTCTCAGGTACAAGTTTTACTGTACCGGGAAACTGGCAAGGAGTAACACTTACAATAGGCTACTTATATCCATACCAAGTTAAGTTTCCAACATTCTATCCTGTAAAGCAAACAGGTAATGCTGCGAGTGCTGATGTAAACTCATCTTTAATTATACATAGAATCAAACTTCACTTCGGTAAGATAGGTCTATATAAAACTACACTTGAACGTGTAGGTAAAAATGATTATACAGAGGAATACGAGTCAACAGTGATGGATGCGTACAGTGCATCTAGATCTCCTTATCTAGAGGAGCACATACAGACCGTACCTGTATATGAAAAAAACACAAACGTTGATGTAATTTTAGAATCATCACACCCTGCCCCAGCTACGCTACGTGCGTTGTCTTGGGAAGGAGACTTTTCACCTATGTTTTATAAACGTGTCTAATTATATACACCCACTTACATTGGAGGCTGCCGCTGAGGTTGCCTCTAATCTCCGTCCAGATGACCATAGAGAGGTTGAAGAAGGCCATGGTATACCAATAGCCCTCTTACCTCGTTTGATGTGTCACAACGCCTCCTACGTGTATTTTACAGTGCCTGACGGCAAGACTGCTGGCATGGCCGGAGTAGGAGAAGATGGTGATATATGGATGCTTTGCACTCCAGAAATACACCGATACCCAATTACATTTGCAAGAGAGGCCAAACGGTATGTCGATAGCCGTACTGAGCCCCTCCTCTGGAATATAGTTGACAGTAGAAACAAGGCACATTTAAAACTGCTCAAGTTTCTAGGCTTCAAGTTTTTACGTAAGTTAAAACATGGGCCGAACAATCTAACATTTATTGAATTTTGCCGTGTGCGTAGACGCTAATGCGGGCCTAAGAGCCCAACAACGACAAAGAGCTAGAGAGAAAGATGCAGTCTTTGCTCAAGAAGCTCTCAAGTTTTATAATAAAGAAACACAACTTGCAAGAACACAAAATAGAAATGTCATCGGTCTATCACGAGATCAAGCTGATGCTTATGCTGGTGCTCTTGCTGCTATAGGTAAAGGTAGAAAACAAAACGAACGTGCTGCTATGGCATACTTTAGACAAAAAGGTACAGTCAATGAAGGTAACAGATCTAGACGATTTGGTACTGCTACCTATCAAGGTTATCTCGCAGCTCAATCAGAAGTAGAATCAGTTTTAGATAATGTACTGGGCCGTAACTTGGCGTATGCTCAAGAAGGTGCTAAACGTAAGTTCCAAGCTGCACAAGCTAGAGGAAGAGAAGCTCTAGGTATACCAGCTGCATATGGTGCACCTGTAATGTTATCTCCTTCAAACAGACTAGGTGGTGCTTTACAGATTGCTAGTCAGGTAGCGGGTATAGTTTCTACTGTGTCTGGTCTTCCTTTCTTTCAAAATTTTGGTTCACCACCACTTGGCCCGTTAGGAAACCCTTTATCACAATTTACAAGTATGTATACAGGTATTCCAACAAACACGTTTGCTTCAGCTTCAGACATAAAACTAAAAGAAAACATAGAAGAAGTTGGTGTATCACCTAATGGTCACAAGATATATGAATTTAATTATATAGGATTTACAGATAGATGGCGTGGAGCTATGGCTCAAGATGTTGTCAAGAAAA